CAATTATGTAACTTAAACCGAAACTTGATGGAGATACCCTTGGATCATATATACCGCCAGACATACAATCGTCTACACCACTATTATCTTCATCGGCAACAGCATCAGATATGGTAGACTCTATAGCACGACACGTTTCTCCATTACCACTACTAACAAGTTCAAGCTCAAGACCATACATAGTATCGCCTCTTAACTCATCCCAACACCACGGTTTAACTAGTCCAAGATTTTTTTCAAATAAAATATCATCAAAACTAACTCTTACAATATATTCATCATCAACTTTATATATACCACAATTGACTGTTGTTACATCACATGCCCACAAATTATTAATAGTCCATCCGCAATCAGACCCAATATGAGCTAAAACAATGCTACCATTTACAAACGTTTCACAAAGAGCACAACCATTTTCACCTTCACCATTTTCTATACCACGAAATGTAACTTGCATACAACATGGGGCATATCCTAATTGACAATTTTCACATCCACAACCCGCACATACGTCACAACAACATCTATGACTCATAATTTATTCTCCCCATCCAGAAGGCATACCTGGAGATGTACAATCCATATCAATAACTCTTAAATACCAACCGTACTCATCTGAAGGTGTACAAACGCCTTCTCCTGTAGCTCCCTTACCTGGCTCTGGAACACCTGTACGAAAATCAAATGCCTTACATACTACGCTATCATCATAATCAATATAATTAGTTTCTGGATTTGGTATACCCAAAGCTACATCAGCAGCGACACCACTACCAATACTCCACGAAATCATTTTAAACGGAACTGACGTATTAGGCCCCGTAGCATAATACCTATCTTGACTAGCATCATAACAAGTAGTAGCTATCATTCCACTTGTGAAAATAGCATATATATTATTGTAGACATCAATAACATCGCCACTACTACCCACACCATGACCTATCATTCTTCCTTTTGCTGGTTGATCTTCGCCATAAGGTAATAAAGTTTGAAATAATTTAACGTGCCTTACTACCGGAGGAGCAGACCATACTTTTCTTCTATAATCCCACCGTACATCTAATGGGCCGGTTTTCCATAAATTAGGTTTACGAAGCCAATCAGTAGCAAATTTCAATTTAGGATCATCAGGATAATCTTCTGAAAAATTAGGAACGGGTTTACTATCTACGTCAAATCCCCATCCAGAAATAACGAGTGGTCCCTTTAAAGCCATTCCACGATACCAACCTTTTGTACTATAATTATCATGTGGATGCCGCACACTTAAATCAACAGGATATGTCGCATCTCTAGCTATATATTCAATATCATGTCCAGCCGACACACCCAATAATGCCGTCTCTACCATATCACTATCTAAAAACGGATTCAATGTTTCAGAAGTAATAGGCAATTCCCCAGATGAATACGTTGGCATCCATCCCGATCCAGACATATATTCTGGCTTAAAATATTCGCTACGTTCAAAAGCAGGAAGCGGCATACTCACAGACGCACCACCAATATAAGTAACTGGTGGATTTCCAGAAACGCCAATATTTCTTGTAGAAAACGGTCTTACCAATCCATTCATATCCATGAATGCTCTATTACCATAGTCAAATCTATTTACTTCTGGAAAAGTTTTTCTCAATTCGCTTATTACAACATTAGAACGATATCCATTATCCGTTTCTGGATCGATCACATTTTCTCCACCTAACATATCATGGCTTGAAGCTGTAGTATAACGAATAGCTCTATGAATATTATATTGCCAAAATCCATACACACTATCAAAAGTTGTTTTAAATTTATTAAGAGTAAGTAAACGAAGTGCTCTTTGTGCTTTTCTTGCCCACTGCCCATTTCTCTTAATAGTACCAACATATTGATCTGTTAATTTACCATAATCGGGCGTATAGGTTTTCATAGTATAATTTGTAAGAATAGGAGATGATCCACCTTGTATACTAACGCTAACATTAGTCACCAAAGGACCGTCGCTATATAACTCACTCCCTAAACTAACACTTGGCGGCTCAGGTACAGATACAGCACCCTGTTCTATCACATAATTAGTGCTTAACTGCCCATAAACCCATGCGTCTGCCGCAAAATTCATATTAGATCTATTACCAAAATTCCATGGGGCAAACTCAGAGTTTCTTTGATAATTAGTTTTTCCGGCCGAATTTGGTCCTTCGTTTTCCAAACTACCAACCATTGATGCCCACGGACCATATACAAGTCTAGTACTTTGTAGTGGAATAGCTACCTTATTAGGAATTAAAAAGAGAGGAGCAATAGAATATTTTACTTTATCTGAGCCAACTCTTTCTGCTAATTTAGCAAAATTATCTTTTTCTGAAAGAAACGCAATACCATACTTCTGTATAGCCATCGCCCAAAAACCCATAAGTATTTCTACTCCAGGTTCTGGATTAAAAGTATAAACGGGCCCTGGTAAAGAAATAATAGCTCTCCAATCTCCAGGATAAACCATCACAATATCTTCGACTTGACATTTGACATAAGCTATAAATGGATTAATTTGAATATAATCATCTTTATTATTTATGGCTGATAAATCAAGAGGATAAGACGACTCAAACCCAACAAAACCAATAATTTTACCATCGTCTTGCCTAAAATGCTCTAAATAAGCAGATCCATGAGCTAGTCCAAGAATAGACGTTTCACACCAACCGCCATCTCTAGCTGGAATCCAATTTGTTTCTATAGTGTAAGGAGCATCATCTGCGGCTTTCATACATAAATAAGGAAGTTTTACTAAAAATTTTCTACCAAAATAAGTCTGTGCATATTGTGAAATAATATGATAAACTTGTTCCATTCTTTGCCATGCTAGATCCTCATCAACAGAGGCTATAGCATCAGCTTGACTAAGTGCAAGCAAATCTTTAGGAAGTATTACACCACCAACAATAGCAGCATATGCGAATGTCCCTACGTCTGGTAAAGTATTTTCACAGACCCAATGTAATGTTCTAACAAGATATGGTTGTCGTGTAATAACATAATTTCTCCATTGAGTTTCACCTTCTAAAGCAAATCTTAATTCTGTAGTAGTAATCCTATACATTCCCCATAATCCTGGGATACCCCAACCATTCATTAACACATCAAAATAATGTTCGCCAGTAAAACCACTTGTAACTAATCCATAACCAGGAATAGTGCTATTATTTATATCTTTTCCCCAATAAGGCCAAATATTTGCTAATAAAGGATTGGGCGTAGTGTTCCAATCTATTTGCCAAATATCTTGACGATATTCTCCAGTAAGAAAAGCATTTGTATAAGCATCTCTTAATTCAAGACCTCTACTCTTACTTTCTACTCCAGATACACCACCTAAACTCCCTCCAATAGATCCAAGATTTAAACGACTATCAATTGGAGATCCAACGGCAGTATCAACATAAAAAGCATTATTATCATTCGATTGTTCTTTTCTATCAACCACACGCACTTTAATAGTATTATGATTAATCAATTCATAAAAATAATCACAAGAAGAATATTCACACACTTCTGCAATTAATTCTCCAAGAGACATAAATTCGGAAGAAAATCGTATATCACTACTCAAATGTGGTAATTCACTTAAATCAAAATTATAATCATGATCACGATAATTAATTTTACTACCAAATATACTACCGCTTTGATTAAGTAAATAAGTAAGAGCTGCCCTAATTTGATGCCATGGTAATCCACCCCCACTATCTGCTCCACCAAATCCAGAAGCTGGAGTATATTGTAAGAATATATTCATTCCATATGGAGGATATGTACCAAAAGTTGCCATTTCCGCACAACGTATACCCAAATTATGTTCTAACCATCCATATACATTCACTAAATTAGGAGTACTCAAAGTATTACCAATATATCCACCTAAAATAACTTGTGTACCATTCACAATATTTTGTGGATCTATCATTTTTACCGAATAAGTTTTTGCTCCACTAGCAGAATCTCTTTCTTTCCAACTCTGAATAATACCACCAAATTGAAACGCCCCAAATCTCAGCGTTGCCGGATATCCTAATTGTGGTGGATTGAAAAAATCTACTGTAGCAATAGAAGAAGCACCATTGCCATAATCACCATAAGATAAACCCCCGCCATTGCACTCATCCTGCACAACTACAACATCAACTGATCCCATTTGACCATTCCATCCACCTGATGCATGATAAGATGAAAGAGAAGCACCTAAAAATTGCGTCCTAGTATATCCAGCAGGACAAACCATATTATTCTCCAATCATATACAAAATAATGTTTTGAAATTGCTTTAAATTACCATTACTTTTTAATGTATTTGCTCTGTGACTGATAATCCCTATATTATCTTTGATATATCCTTGATTTGAATCTATAACGATTTTATCATACCGCATTTTGTACAAACCTTCTCCATAAAGCATCCTTTGTTTATTGACAATTCTGATAGATCCATGACTTATTTCTAGAATATAATCCAGAAAATGGATTCCACGATTCCTGATTTTTCTCTATTAATACAATAGTAGTAGTCGGTTCAATATTATCAAGCACGTTTTCGACATTGGGTTTACCTGCGTCGAAAGAACAATTGGGAGTTGGATCAACCTGAATACTAATCGTAACCGTTCTTCTCAATGGAGTATCACCGCCTTTGTCTTGGATAACTGAATCCCCACCAAGAACCGGAACTACGGCAAATATATCATTAGCTAAGTCATCAACTATATTAATACTTTCATTAATAGCATTTACACCGGCAAAACAAGAAGATTTTTGTTTATACTCATAAACATAATTTATAATTCCTCTTCTTCTATTATGAGACACCGATTTACTTATTTCTATGTAACCATCTGGAGCAGTAGGAGTGTTGGCTTCATAACCAGTAAGAGCATTATTATATTTTCTATCTGTATTACTATCCTGGTCACAATATCCAGTTATAGTCCCAGAATAAGATTTAATAGCACCTTTCTCTGTTATACTTTCACGCTCCGCAATAGTTTCTTCCCAATCATATGGCACAGAACGCGAACTATATGTAATAGTATAACGAACTGTACCTTCTCTTTCGTTTTTTACAAGAGATTTATTCATTCTATGATTTGCACCATCTGGCACAGATATTGTATAAAAACCAGATTCTGCATTTGAAAGAGCACTACCAGAATTTCCAGTACAAAAACCTTTAACTATACCAGATTGTACATAAACTATGTTACCACAGTCACCATTACTATAATTAGTAGTAACATCTTCATAAACAGTATAAGCAGTAGTTTCTTCCAAAAACTCATAAGAAAACGAGATTGTATTATTAAACTCATTGTATTTTTTTGTCGCACTTAATACTTGAGCGTTATCAATATAACTAGAAACAAGAGAAGCGGTGACATCGGCATAATTCGTTATAAATTCGTAATCAGCACTTTCCCAAGCGGATCTAGTACTAGTTCTTTTCCCGGTAATAGTTCCTTCCATTGTGACATGTTTATAACCACAATCGTTAGATCCTTCCTTAACAGAAAAAGTAATGTTTACATCTGCTCCTCCGTCATAATCATTAAATACATAATTATAAATAATTTGTCGAGTATGTGCATTATAAGAAATATTTGTGCTCTGGGCTTTATTATCTAAAGAACCATTCCCATTATATTTTGCATTTGCTGAAATATATGCTTCTTCTTCTGTTACAGTATCGCCAAAATATGTTTCGGCGGCACTATAACCAGCAACACAAAATGCCGTAATTGTTCCCGCAACAGTAACAGAATTATGATCTTTAATTTTATCATATTCGATAGAAATAGTTTGGTCGTTCACATATCCGGTTTCCCAATCATGATAACTATAATTATAAGAAATTTGTCCAATATATGAATTATATGTAATACTTTTTTCTGATGGCCCCTGTAAAATTCCTCCTCCACCATAATCCGAATAAGCATCTTCTGCATTAGATAAAATAGCTCCCTCAACAGTAGACCAAAGAGTAGTCGCATTTGTATATGCCGAATTTGTATCATCTTTAATACCTTGTACAGTACCACTCACAGTAATAGTTATTTTATTACAATCTACTTCATTTGTAGAAACTGCAATCGACTGATCATTTGTACCGCCAAAAGTATTATTATCATAAATATATGTATAATTAATAGTTCTATGAGTTTCATCATAAGTTATAGAAGTATTGACTGGTAGAACAGATAATGCTACGCCAGAAATAGAACTATTGGCTGTACTATAAAGAGTCGGTTCAACAACGTCTGTGAATTCGGCTTGTGCAGCATCATACCCAGTTCCATCCGACTCCTTTAATCCAGCAATTTGGCCAGTAATAGTAACTGTGTAATCTGCCGTATTAAGTGGAACATCTCTTCGTCTTTCAACAGCTACAGTTTGGGTAGTATAAGTGGTATCTGTTGACATCATCCAGGTTTCACGAATAGTATAAACGCCGCTATACTCATCAATAGTCTGTGTCAAAACATAATTATAAGCAGAAAAAGAGTCGGCAAGATTAAAACCTGGATCATTTTTAATAATAGTATTATCAATACCGACACCATCTAATTCATCATTCACATAATTATAAGCCTTTTGCCACCCAGCTTTAATTTCTGCTGTAGCTACAAGATACTGTTCTCTAGACGAACATGTAATGGTATGAGTAAGATTATAAGTATCTTCTGGATCTTCGTTATATTGTAAATCCCAAATTTCATCGAATTCTTTTAATGAATCATAATCGCTATCAGTATTACCGATTTGTGCTTCTAAAACAACGGTATAATCGCTCTTGTTTACCCACTGTGTTACATTGACTGGTTCAGTTGGGAAATCTATAGATGTTACTTTTGCTATCCATTTAGTTGAAGTAGCGACTCCTTCAACGTCGGGTTGAATTTCAAAATATAAATAATCTTCTGCGAATAAATCTCTTAATTCTTGTTGTTTTGCTAAAAGATCTGCAAGATAAGAGAGAGAGAAATCATCTGGCGGATAACCAGACTGATCATATAATCCACCCATGCCGTAAACAAAAGTACCATTCAAAGTAATCCTTAACAAACTCCCAACAGAACTACCGTCTTCTGTACGAGACCAAACCTTCTCTATAGATAGATGTGGACTAGGAATTATTTTTTGATCGCCATAGGAAACCCATGCCATTATTTTTCTCCCTTAATACCCGTGAACATATAAAATAGAACTGCCATTTAATTCAGCAAGCACATTAGGCATTACTAAGTCCAAGTTTGCATTATCTAAATAAGCTCCGGCAATATACATAGTAATATATGAATTATCTAATGCACCTCTATGAGAAATAAAGAGAGGAATGTTATCGTTAATATTTGCATGAACATTAGGAATTGACAAAACAATATTATCGGTAGACGATACTGTGCCCAACATATATAAGGTAGTATAAGAATTATCTACAATATGTACGTTTGGAATAACTAAATCTATATTTTCAGTAGGAGTACCCAAGATTGCATTTACATAAAGAGGAATATAACTATTGTCTGCTTGGACGCTATTACAAAGAATAAGAGGAATTATCGAAGACATATTCGGGCGATAAATATAAAGTGGTAATGAATCATTGTCAACATTGGCTCCAATATAAGTCCCGGTTCCTTTAACAAATAATGAGAAATCTCCATAAACCCCCTCTTGACATACATAAAGAGGAATATTCCCCACTGCCGATGAATAATCTCCCGCTACAAAAAGATTAAGGTCTTCATTGTGGGGAACTTCTGTTTGCAAGTTTTTAATAAAGAGAATAATATCTTGGTTTGAGGTTTGGCTATCATAAATTATGAGAGGAATATTTCCTGAAAATCCACTGGCCCCTTCAGTACTAACTCCATAAGTAGTCAAAGGAACATAAGAATTATCAGCACTTGCTAAACCATAAGTATATAAAAATATTGTCTTATACAGATCTCCAGTATAACCCGAAGTGTATAAATCTATATTTCCTATATCTACAATATGCCCTTGAATATATAAATCAATATCATCGGTTGGAATTCCATATCCATATACATAAAGAGGAATACTTTCTGAAATATATCCTTTAATATATAAATCCACACTATCATTAAGTGCTCCGTACCCCTTAATAAATAACCCTATATATTCACTCAAAACGTATTCATGGGCTCCCATATCCCAATCAACACCACCACTATTCCTATCATATCCAGTAATATCAATATTAACATTTGTTGGAGATGTTCCCAAATCAATGCCAGCATTAATAGCAGAAGACCCATATTTTAACCAACCATCATAAGTCATGCGTACTTGACTACTTGGTAAATTTTCTTGATTAATAATACTACCTGTACCACTAGCTGTAGCATCAGACGACATATTATATCCAACAGTAGCATTACTAAAAGTGGATGGGGAAAAACAATAATTATATACAGCTCCTGCATTAGTATTATTAAAATTAATTAAACTAATTAAATTTCTATAATTAGCAAGGGTATGATCGACTAAACTATAACCATGTGCAGTTCCATCTATATAAACTGTACCGGCACCAACCGCAAACACTGTACAATTGTTAACATTGCATGAATTAGACCACCAAGATCCAGCACGAATACCATGTGCTGAATCATAAGCATGAATACTATATACAACACAATCCAATATATTAATTGTGGCGGTAGTATAAGCACCATTAGCAATAGCATAAACGCCATATGAAGAATTAGAAAAAAGAACACCTCCAACATAGTTTATAATTAAATTGTATAAATTACAATCACCATTTACATCAGCATGAATTCCATAACTTTTATTATCACTTCCTATTCCTATACCTCCAATAATTAACCATTCTACGGTAAATATATAATCTGTAACTATAGATAACCCATAATTACTATCTACATTATAGCCACTAATTCTAGCTCCGATACTATCAGTACCACCATGTCTTTCTCCAACAGCCACAGTTAATGTTGCGGAATTTAGATTACTAGGTCCAAATGTTGCCGATTCATAAAAAACGGTATCGTTATAACATTCTCCAATAGCATCATCTCCTACCGAATAAATACCAACATCGTTTAAATCCGCTCCCCATAGTGTGATTGTGGAATAATCTCTAGAAGGATGAGATCCAATAGTTTTTCTTACTTCGGCCATATTATTTCCTTATTAAGCAATTGAAGCTGTTGACATAGAAGGACCATGTTCATTAAGATTCTTAGCAAATTTTTGAAGTTCTATACGAATAGCATTATTAGCAACTGCCGCCAATTGTGTAGAAAGATCGCTTAAAGCTTCGGCCCCATTAATATTCACATTTAATTCTTGTTGAGTTTTTAAATTAATAGCATCTGGAATAGCACTAGCTAAACTCTCTTCTATACGTGGGCCTATATTATTAATAGCTGATGCAAGTTCTGGGATTCCTTCTTTGAAACCAACTAAATGTTCTCCTAGTTTAAGAGTGCTATCATTAAATTGAGTTGCAAAACTATTTAGATTACTAGTTCCTGTGGTTAAAACATCTCCAAAAGTTGAAAGTCCAGCTATCAAATTTTGGGCTCCAGCATCAATACCATTACCCATTGCTGTTCCCATACTCGGCGGCGGTGGAAGACCCATACCACCTGCACCACCACCCATAGGACCTATGCCACCTCCACCACCTCCACCACCTCCTCCACCAACTTTTGATTGAAGTAAATTTTGTAGATTAGTCTGTAAAGATTGAAGAAACTGATTAAAAGTTTGAAGTTGGGCATTAGTTTGTGTTAAATTTTTCTGGAATATCAACATGGGACTTTCATGTTTTGCATCATCAATTCCCTTAGCCCTACGTCGTAGAGCAACAATTGCCCCAGATCTTCTATCAAATTCAGCTTGTTTACCAGGCATCCCACTTAAATTTGTACCATATTTTCTCATAAATTTATTTTTATCCCTAAAAAGCCTTTTTTCCATTTTATCGGCTTCATAAGTGTCCTTTGCTCTTCTCAATTTTTCTTCTCTTGTTATCACGTATTTTCCACGATGCCACTCTGCTCCTTGTGGTTTATTTTGCCCAACAAGAAAACCTGGTGTACCTCCACCAACTTGTTGTTGCTGCTGTTGTGTACGAGGTCGAGGTAATCTCCGAACATTTGGAGGAGTCATAGTTAAAGTTGTTATTGGTTGTTGTGGAATTCCTGCCGCAGGAGCAATAGTGGGTAAACTTTGTCGTATAGCTTGATCTAAGTTTCCTATTGGCTGAATTTTGGTATCTGAAGGTGCAAGACCAGCTATTATTGCTTGATATCTTTCTTCGGGGGTCATAAAAGTCATAGACTTAATTGGTTTAGGTATACGTCCACTATCGCCAAGTCGTTTGTTTCCGGCAAGTGGTCCGAATATTCCTTGAGGTATCCCAAACATACCACCGCTTGGTCCAAGAGATCTAGATGAAATTGCTGGTCTTTCTATAGGCGGTCTTTCTTGAGGAACACTAAAAGCAGAAAATCCAATCTGCCCAGGAGTAGGTAAAACATTCCTAGGAGCACCAACACCAACCATACCTCCAGGCACACCACCTCTAGGAGCACCAACACCAACCCCACCTCCAGGCACACCAGTAAATCCAGGAACACGAGGAGCAGATTGTATTCCAACACCAGACGTTAAACCAGGCATTAAACCAAGAAATTTAGTATAAAATTCGGCATGCATTTTTGTAAGTTGAATAAAGAATTTGTCGGCAGCTATTATTTCTCGATCTACAAGAGCAGCTTGAGCTAAAAGAGTATTTCTCTGTTCTTGAAGTACCTGTCTTTGTAAATTTTGTTTTTCAGTATTTTCTGGGAGCATCCATTTACCGCCTGCTCTCTCTAAAAGTTTTTCAAGTAATTGTCCCCCAGTCTGTTTAGTACCCATAAAATTTTCTACTCCAGAAAATCTCTGCAATCCAGAAACCGCCATTTGCTGAGATTCTATGTTGGGCATTCTCAAAAGAGAACCTCTCCTAACTGCCATTTGAGCAGCCCTAGTTTCCTTTTGCATTTGTTGTCTTTGTTCCATACCTCCACTAAAAAATTCCTCCAAAACTCCTAATTTACTTGTCCTACTCTTTTCCACTTCTCCCAACCTTTGCATATAATCAGCAGTTCTAGCTGTGGCATCTGCAAGCATCCTTAGTTTATCTTTTACGTCACCAATTGTCAAACTAATTTTTGATTGTTCAAATTTATCAGAAGTATTATCGAATGCAGTATAAAGACTATCTAACTCTTTAATCAAAGATTGTACTGTGCCACCCGCTACACCCTGTAATATGCCAGTTCCTATTCCTGTTTGTGTTGGAAGTCCAGCCCATTGTCTTTGTTGTGAAATAACATCGCCAACACCCTTAGCAATACCTAAACGAGCTTGTCGAATATCTGCTAATTTATCAAAATATTGCTTAACATTTCCCAACATTTGTTGGTGCCATGCTTTTAGTGCATCACCAGCATCCTTCACACCCGATCCAAAATCCTTGAGAGCCGGAGATAATTCTATCATTCTTTGCTTAACTGCATCCCAACCACCAGTTTTAATCAAATCTTCAATTTCTTGAAAATCTAATTTAGACAAAGCTTCCAAAAATATTGCTTTTATTTCATTACTAATTCCTTTAAAAATACCCTTTCCAGTACTTTTAAAATATGCAGCTATATCAATACCAGAAGTTCCACTTTGTTGTACTGCAAGTGTAATATTTGCTTCCAAAGATCTTAACACTTGGTCTATTTGGGATGAAGTTTCCGTAGTCCCAGGTAATATTCGCTCTATACCAGAAGACGCAACTGTAGATCTAAATCTTTGTGAATACATAGGGGATTCCAAACCAGTCGTACTAGGTAATAATGTTTCTGGTTGAGATATATCTTTGAGAGGTCTAGTAATATTTTTAAGAGTACTAGTTTTAATTTTCATAACTGCCATCATAGAAGCAATACCGTTAGATAATGCGTCATTAAAAGTAGATATAATACCTTCTGTAGCTTCAGCTTCTCTCTTAGTTTTTCCCCAGCTATCATAAAACTCTCTTATTTCATCATTTACATAACTATGTAATGCTACATAATCCATCATTTCTTTAGAAATTTTAGACAAAAACTCGGATGATACTCCGCTTTTAGCTAATTCGTTAAACATATCAGTAAAATTAGCTAAAACTGGCAGCAAAAAATTCTGATCTATCTTGCCTTTAACGTTCTTCATAGACTCATCTATTGTTTTTTGTATAGCTTCTCCTATTAATTCTGGTATTGCAGCAGTTTTATTACTTACTGGATCAAAATTTTTCATCCAATCCCATGGATTCTTAGACACTTTAGATTTTGCTTTATCCAATTCTGTACCATATTTTCCTAACCCCTTTTGAAAATCCACCATCATTATTTTTGCTTCAGCGACCGATATACTTTTACCAAATTCTAACATTCGGTTGCTAAGTTCATTAAGAACTGACGACAATGGAACATCAGCAGCTTTTGCTATTTGATCACGATAAGCGTCAACAAAAGTTTTAAGACCAGCTACAGAACCAATCAAAACACCTAACGCAGGGCCAGCCATTAAACTAGTTATACCACCAGCAGTTAAACCAGCACCAATACCTTTTGTTGTTGGTTTTTCTGATTGAGTTAATAGTCCACCAGCTATCATAGAACCCATACCAATAGAACCGGCAGTTATACCTGTTCTTTGCGACATATTTTGCATACCTTCTCTTGGTGTAAAACTACCACGCTGATGTTGTGTTTTATAAGCAGTATCCCATCCAGTCTGTGTGCGACGAGGACCCCAAAACCTACTTTTGTCTTGTAATCTACGTTCTCTATGAGGGAAAAAGAAAGGAGTTTTTTTAGTATATCCCGGTGTATAAAATCCACCATATGGTCTCCCTACTGGTGCAGTAGCACCACTCATTCCACCACCTAAAATTTTGCTACCAACACCAAATTTTTTAAATAACGCAGCACCACCAATAACAGCCAAAATAGGTAAAATATCTCCAAGAGCAGCTACTAAATCTAAAACAGACTTCGTCGCAGTTAAAACCCCACGAGCTAAACCTTGAAAACTATCACCTTCAGTAGTAACCTCTCTAAACATATTTTTAAAAGATGCGGCAACTTTATTTACCTCATATTGCGTAGTTTGAGACCATATTTGAAAATCTCTATCCATTTCATCTACATTACCACTAATTGCACGAATATTTGCTCTCACTTGTGGTAATGCTCGTAAAAGAGCTGCTCCAAACTCACTTCTACGAATACCTCCTAAAATTTGTTGCAATTGCTGAGCCTCTCTACTCGTTCTACCAAGTTTAGTTTGTAAATCTGCGATATCTGAAATAACCTCAATAATATTACGTACTTGACCTTTATCAAAAATTTCAACTCCTCTTTCCTCAAGAAATTCTATGGTTTTTGGTCTACGAGTAATACGAGTTTCAATAGTACGCAAACCACGCGAAACTTCACCAAGAGGTCTACCAGTTTGTGATCTCAAAGCTGCCACAAGACCAATAGTTTCTTCAAAAGAAATATTAAGTCCTTCATTAAGAGAAGCAAGAATTGTTGTACTATCAATAAGTTGGGCAACGTTTACATATTGCATTTTAGAAAGTTTAATTGTCTTTTCAAAAGCTTGACGAGTTTCATTCATCGACATTTCAAAAGTATTGCTCCACACAATCATGGCTTTAGCAGCAACTTGTAAACCTTCGGAACCAACTTGTGCATTTGTTCCTAATAATGCCAATATAGGTAACGCTTGTTTAACTTCGGAAATACTTTTACCAGCCTGTAATAACTCTTGAGAGTTTTTAGCAAGAACATCTGTTGCTATACCAAATTTCATAGATAACTCAGAAATTTGATCACCAAATTTAGACATATTTTTTACATTAGTACCTAAAATTTGAGCCATATCAGCTAACTGAGCTTCAAATTTTACAGCACCACTCATTCCTTTATAAGCTGCCATAATAGCTAAATGCAGACTTAAATAACCACCAGTAAGAGTAGCAACGTCACGTATTGAAGTAGACATATAACGGGTTTGTCGCTGAAGACTATGATTAAGATCTCTTGTAACCCGATCAGTTTTCATAGTTGCACGAGCTAATCCCTGTTGTTGTGTAATAGCTCTAGTAGCAACAACTGCACCACCCGCACCACCCGCACCACCTATACCACGACCTCCCTGCTGACCAGCAACACGACCGGCAACCATATTTATGCGTGCAACACTACCACGCAATATGGTCTCTATCTGTGCCCTAGCTCTACGTACAGACGTTTGATTGGCTATAACATTAAGTTTAGCAGTTAAAATAAATCTGCGTGAAGGACCGGCCATATATTATCTCCTCACAAGAAAAAAGCTATATTATCAAATAATACATATTCACATTACACAAAAATATGCACTATCCGACAATATAGCACTATCCGCAAACATTACTCTTCTTTATCTTCTTTTACTTCTTCTACTTCTTTTTCTACTACAATAGGATTGTCATCATCATCAAGAAATGGCTCAAACTTAAAATCATAATTTCCCTCTTCGTCAATAGGACTACCATCTACATCAATAAGTTTTTTGTCCTCATTAATCAAACGTCCCCAATTATCAATAAGTTGACCATCTTCATTTACCTTACAACCATCTTTATTAATAAGTCGAAGATTATCATCAATAAAACCCCATTTTTTAAGAAATTGGTTTTCCACTAAAGTAGCTTCATAATTTTCACTAAAACCAAATTGAAGAGATGCAAATTTTTCAGCAGCAGCTACAGCAAAATCTTCACCAGCCTTCTCCAAATAATCTTCTAAATTTTTAAAATAAGGTTTTCCAGTTTCATTATCAACAAAACACTGAGCAAACAAAGCATTAAAACGGATATTCTCTGCTTGTCCCTCAGCAGTATAAGCATCCAAATTTGTTCTTTCTGCCAATAATTGTTGTAATTCTTGACGAATAGAACGCATACCTATGGCAATTTTACGAGCTTCTTTTAATTTAATACCACCCTTGGAAAGTTTTTTCTCTCCATCATCCAAATTCTGAAAAAGTTCTCGATATTTCTTTTCTCGATTTTCATCCCATAAACCCTGATCTTCCATATACTTATTAAGAGTAGATCTAAGAATAGCACCACTTTTAAGGGAATCTGCAAATGCTTTATTATGTTCTAAACGAGCCTTCTGAAGAATAGCCCGAGTTGGAATAATAAAAGCAAAATGTAAAACCTTAGTTTCTTCATTATCATCTACATATTCAAAATCGAATAATTCCTTCTTTTTCATTGTTCATCCCTTCTTTAGTTTTCCTTTTTAATCACAAAATTCGTTTGATACCTCTGCCACGAAACAGTATGATTAGAAATTTCTGTTAAAAGTGATCGTAATTGCTGATTTCCATGATTAAGAACATTAGTTCTTACATTATCCCACAAACCCTTCATTTCTTTCTCATGATCATCCAGATCTTCTATACTTTTCCCATGACCCCACAAAAACCCAAAAGTATCTTCAAATGCGGCAAGAGAACCAATAAAACACGTTTGCATTTTTTTAGATACTATTTTATTAAATCGCTGCTTAGATTCTTCCAAATATTTTTCTTGATTAACTTCTTTTATCTTTTTTCTAAGCCCAGATAATTGATTATAACTATATTCATTAGGTTGTAAATTAAACATTCCATTCTCCTTTATTTTCCTTTTACGGTTTTTTGAAATTGTTGCATCGCTTTCTGCTGTATTGCCATTCTAGAATCCGGCATGTGTTCTTCCTTAACTTTTCCATGTCTAGCCATCATCTTTGCTCTCTGCCTTTTTATTGCTTGAGCATGTGGAGAATTAAGGGCATTTATTCTTTGAGCATCTTCTCTAGTTTCCGCTGGAATAAATACTTCCTGTGCCCCACTGGCTTTGTCTTTGTGTTTTTGACCTAATTTTTCTTGTTTATCATCATTTCTTTTTCTACTTTGGACAATCAGCCATCCATCCAAGAGCAAATCATCTTCTATTACTTCGTCTGGCGGACAATCCATGCTTTCATAAACATTATTATACAATTTAGACCATCCAATAAGAGACTTTTGTTCTTCTGTCATGTATATAGCAGGAATTCCAAACAATTCTTGACTATTTTTCCCAGCAGACCAAGTATTTCTCCAAGCATTAGTTTGAGATAGTTTTCTTATTTCAGAATCAGAAACTTGACTTTCAAAATACGCTTCTGTTAAATTCTTTAATAAATAAGCATTATCATCGATATCAAATACATGTCCGTCTTTTAATAAATTACACGAAACCAGATATTCTGTTCTAACTAGAGAAGCTACTCCATGAGCCGCATAAATATCATATTTATATTTTTCTTTAGATAACTCTCTAAGCTCTTCATTATTTTTGGATATTTGTTTTCTAAGTTGATCACATCTTTTGCCCTGAAACTTAGTATAAGAATACCATAAATCACACTTTAAATTATCCATAATAGACGGCAGAGTAATCATCCTATCTTGTTTTTTTAAACTCCATAAATTATTATGTAATAAATATTTGTACAATTCATCTTCAGAAAAAACACCAATTAACACAGCATCTTTATATGTTTCTTGACAAAGACAATCGGCTTCATATATATGTATTGGAGTAGGAGATTGAATATTATAAATAGAATTTCCAATTTTACATTTAATGTATCCTACCAATATCTTCTGTAATTTCAACCTTAATTCAAGGTTAAACAGATGATCCTCCATTATTTTGTTCCCTCCGTAATTCTTCTTTTAATCTAGAATTTTCCTCCATTAATCCAGATATTTTATCTTGTAGCGTTTTTATAAAAGCTTTAGCCTGTTCATTAACCGTATTAATACGATGATGAGTATCAATATACAAAGATCCCACAAGTTTAGCTATTTCATCATACTGAATAGGCTTTTCTTGTGGGATCTTATCTACATCTATTTGTTCAATCGGAATTCCTTGAGTTGTCCTACTCATTATCCTTCTCCTAAATTACGAAGATTTTCCCACCATTTATACCAATTTAATTTTTAGAAATTTGCATTTGGGTCCATTGGATGGGTAATAGTCATAACATTGAAATTTGTATAAGTATAAGTTATTTCCTGGTTTCCACCACCAGCATCACCACCAGTTACTCCAACAGATGAAAGCTTATTTTTTGTACCAACATTAACAGTAAGACCTTCACAAAGAGCAAGTTGGATAGTTTGATCTGTTAAGTTATAATGACCACAAGGACCACCTGCCTCATCATAAATACCCTCTTCTGTAGCAGAAATCATATCTCCAGAAACGGACATAATAGTAATTTCACTAGTTACTTCTACAGGATATGTAGCATATCTGTGATAAGCTCCACGTCTTCCAAGTTCAAACATAGGTTCTCTACCTAGATCAGCATTCATAGAAATTCTTTGAACGCGACATGGAAAGTTCCCAGCAGAATCAGGAACATTATAACCATCACTATCAATACCAGGAAGTTCTGTTGGTAACAAAGTATAGGACGCACTTGCCCCAAAAAGAACATCTTCTCTTCGGTTAACACCTCCAGAACCACCAATAGAAAGAGGATTATCATCATTACTAGAAATTGCACTACCATCCCAATTGGTTCCGTCATCATACGTACCACCAGTCAATAAACCGGCACCGGTATGACCAACCCAAATCTTGTTATTTCCAACAAGCGTTACAGACTCTGTACAATTTCCATCTACCGAAGCTTGATAACCAAGAGAAGAAACGTAGAGTCCAGATAACTGCACTTCGCTTACAGGAGTCCCAGTAGCACTTTCGTTTTCATCAGAATAAATAGGAACACCAACGGTACAAGATTCTTTAGCACGAGCGATCAAAGAACTTGCTGTAGCATTTTGACTCACCAACGTAATAATTGGCGGCCATCCATCACACACCTTTTCTAGTGTAAGTTCTACATCAGGAATTCCTTCAATATTTTCATAAATAGCAATTTGCCCAATTTCAAACACCTGTTCTAAATTAAAAGTAGTAGTCATTCCTGCTGATTGAAGACCGTGAATTGTATCAAAAGATTCGCTCCCAACCGGAGCGATACCAAGTTTATATATAGCATAAAGTACACGAAGATTGTCAGCCATGTTTATTCTCCCGTTTCTAATTTATTAATAAAAGAAAGAATTATTTATTTATAAAATACATAGTTTACTATATATATTATACACTTTTTATTATTTTTCTCTTGAATATTTATATTGCTGGTAATATAATAGTCGTAGTCAAAGAAACGACACCTCTATACAACCAACCGTTTATTGGGTCCATTGATTCTCCAACCGCATTAGAGATCCATCCCTTAGTCCAACGATAACCATTATCGCCAGTTGGTTGGGTTAAGAGAGGGTATTGAATAGGATCGTCAACTGGAGCACCGCGATAGTCTAAATCGTAAGGATAACTCCCGCTTTCTTTAAGTATTTTTCTATTAATAAGATAAAGAGATTTATCGTTTTGCATACTTAAAATATCAATCCACTGATTTTTATCAAAATTATTTTCTGTCATAATATAAAGAGCGACATCTTGATCTACCCATTGTCCACCCCCCAATTGATATGGACGAAAAGTTCTATTTGGAACCACTTCCACACCAATTGCTGGTAGAGAACGTCGTATGTCTGATAATTGACCCCAATCTCCAGAACCCATTTGTAAATAAGTGCTTCTTTCAATACGATTAGATTCAAACATTAATTCTTGGAAAAACGGTTTATTAGCTGGTACAAAACTAATTATTCTATAAGAAAAATTAGCTTCTACTCTAGAAGAAGTACTAACCGTATTAGCAAAAACAACTCTTCCATTAGGATAATCTATATAATGTTCGTAATCTGTTCCTGTAGACGGAGTTGCATAAAATGTACCACCAACATTTACTCCACTAGCTATTATTGGGGTCGGAGAAAAAGTTATACCACTTTCCCAAACCCAATCGCTTTTAAATCCTTCCCAGATCTGTCCATCTGTATATCGCGGATCTTTTACTGGCCTCAAACGAGCATAATTTCCTCCTAGCATACCACTGGCTTGGTCTCTTTGAATATTCTGATACGCACCAATATTAAGACCAGCCCATTTTAACCAAGAAATAAATCCCCACAATAAATTTTCATTATACTGGTCATGATGCACATTACTTACACCTTTAAATGTAAGCGGATCTCTGAGTCCCATTTATTTTTTCTCCTCTAAGATCTTTGTATAATAAGAATTGCTCTTGCAAAATGACGCATAATATCAAGTCGAGCTTCATCTAAAGCTCTAGTAATCCAATTATTATTTATAGTACCAGAATATTTTAATGGAACTCTCCACATTTTTTGAGTGTTAGCTTGACCAGCAACACTTTTATCACCTCTATGAAACATAAGCCCTAAACCAGTACGACTTTTACTACTATTAACTGCTCTATAATAATGGGTTCTTATAATAATTCTTTTTCCTAATGTTAATAACCATTCTAACCAAGGAATTGGCGTACTTTCTCCTTGTTGATTTACCGATATATATTGAGATGCTGGACTACTAAGCACTTTTTGAAAATCCGCATAAATAGCACTCACATATATAGACCCACGCAAATTTTGTCCTTTTACACAAGTATGCTGCCAACCAACACGTATTTCGTTAGACCAAATTCTAAAAAGCTCTTCACATTCTCCAACAGGATCTACAATACCAAGTTGAGCCTGTAAATCATGTGAAGCAGAAGAAATAAGGGATTTATATTCTGGAGCATCGCGAATTTTTTGCATAATTGTTCTGCGAACTTGTGCTTCAAAGGAATGTCCAATACTTTTGTTTAAAAAATCATCTACCATAGTAGCTAAATTATTGAGCACTCTATTAGTAAAAACCCTTTCATTTTCTACTAATTCCATTACTATATCCATTATCCTCCACCCTCTCTCGTAAAATAACCAATAAAAAATCTCTTCTTATCTAAACCCCAAGGAATACATTCTCCCTTTCTTTGGACAAAATATCTACGAATTCCCTGAATATCAGAACTAAGAAGGATTTTAGTCGCATTTTCTATTTTTGGTAAATCTTTCATATATCCAATAATCATCACAACATCTTGAGATGTCCCCCAATCTATATTTTTCATATTAATAAAACCCTTCATTATATCATAAGAAGGATTATAATATACTCTTAAAGTAATATCTTCAGTAGATTCGGCTGTAAGTAATCCCCTACCATGACAAAGTGGGCAAAGTGTAAAGTTTGTGAATTCTTGCGGTCCATCAGCTTTATAAATATTAGAAGATCTACCAGTTTCTGGATCACGAAAACAATTAGAGCACTCATCTATTTTTGGGGGATAATAAAGAGTACATGTAATACCAACAATATTTTCAAGAAGCCCACCACAAATCCAATTATATTCATCTATTATTTCAGACGAAATTGTGAATGATCCTCTAGTATTTTCAAAATTTGTCATTTTATTCTCAATAATTAGGCGGTATAATAATCTTTATTATCAAATCGACCAGTTAATCTATCATTAATTTCTGAAGTCTCTATAGATGTTCCAACAAGCCTATCAAGGTATTTATGATTTCCACAAATATCCACCCCAACAATAGCTCTACCACCAACTACATTATTAGCAGAAATAATTTTTACACATACATTTCCAGTATCAGCCATTTCATTACCTTTCTAAAGATATTCAATATTCACATAAACTGAACCAAAATTACGAGTTACTTCCTCTACCACCTTCGGAGAAATAGAGAAAACAATGAACCAATCATTCACAGAACTACGTTTGTATTGATATAAACCAGCATATTCCCCATCTTCTCCTGGACCTTTCCATAATTGAATCCATTCACCACTTCCAGCATTTTCCCATTCTTCATAGTTTTTCGTATTTTCTACTTGGACCCTCCCAGGATGAATAATTTCTGCTATTTTTGCTCTCACACCAATAGGGAAATTATCTAAGCTAGTTCCATCATAAAGCTTTACTTTGGCTTCCATTATTTTAACAGAGGTCGCTGTTATAAATCTAATATTAAGGACAGATTGATAATTTGGAATATAAGACAATTTTATTGGATCTATCAAATCATTAAGATAACCAGAAGAATTATTATAAAACTTAGTATTCCATGGTAATTGAGCTATACCCTGTTCTCTAGAATCTACAAGGTAAGTATTTGTTTGCCAATCTCCAACAGAAACATGTTCTTCTCTTCCACCTCTACCATAAAAACCTAGTTTATAATCACTCTCTTTAATATTTAAACGATCTCCGCCAATAAAAGTAAGAAAGTTTATACCATTATTTTCATCGTAATTTGCCATTTTTAGGAAAACCTTCTTCTATTCCCATCACCAAATGAATCTAAATTTGTACTTGATCCACCGCCCATACCAATATTATACGGACCTAAAATTGCTTCACCCACAGAACCATCTCCAACATGATATGCAACACGAGCATTTTCATATCTCTCTCTAGCCGCATTAAATAAATGTCTCTTCTCCTCAGCAGATGCTCTCATATCTATGGCAGAAGGCCCATCTTTTAAAGACACAGCTTTAGTAGCAGATGTTCTATAATCACTTTCTGCCACCATAATAGCAGCTTTAAAAGCAGTAAGTAATTGAAAAAATCTTCCGTTTTGACCTTTACCGGCAGGATCAGGAGAAATAGAATCATCAGAAATATCTACTCTATAGTCATAACTAAAATCTTCGCTCATAACCACATCTAAAGCGGCAACAGTAATAAGAGTTTTTAGTCTTACATCAGAATATGTATAACCAGTATCCAAATCATCATCGTCAATTAATGAACGCACCATACGAATTATATCATTCGGCCACATATTTATATATCCTTACAAATCAGTATTTATAATATCAAAAAAGAATTCATCAACACTATAAAATTGGTTAGCCAATACATACGTACTTATACCATTATTATATTGTTCAATAATACAAATTTTGTTATTTTCTAAATTATTTTGTGAATTAGTTATCATTATAAATTTTCGTATACTCTAAAATTTGCTGATTCGATATTTCAGCATATGTACGACCAAGCGGATCATTACTAATCTCTTCGTTGAGAATAAAATATTTCATTATTTCTCCTTATTAATAATAATATTGCCCAAACCAAATACCGCTTTTTTTCTAATATCTACATCAATATTTTTATCAACTATTTTATCTCCAGTACCAGAAGAAAATCCTGGTAAATCTCTCCATGAAACATATCTATTTCTTTTTTTTGTTTTATCTGTCCTATCAGATGATATAATTAAATCTCTGGCCTTTTTATCATCAAAATCCTCCGTAGAGACAAAGAAAAAATGTTTCAAATCTACTCCACCAGCAGGCCAGAATTTATTCTCATCTATACAATGAGAAGTATAATATTCTATACCATCCCATATTCTTCTTGCATTATCTATAGAATAATCGCTTTCGCCATCATACCAAATCTCTCCTCCGTTTTCTCCAAAAAATGGCATTCCATCGCTTATATGTCTTTTAATATAAGTTACTACATCCATATTATAATTGGGATTGGTAGAATAAGGAGAATAAACAACGCTCTCTCCAGACCATAAATCTCTTTTTATAACTTCCTGACGACTAACTCTTTCAAATCGATAACGATATATTTTTGCAAGAGAAGACTGAAGAAGAGGATAAGACTTACCAAGAAAACCACCTACCCTTGGTTGCCACGGATCATTATTAAGACGAGGCCAAAAAATATGTTCTGCATTTTTCCACAAAATTTGTTTATCATTAAAAACACAAAGAATATCCCCATCATCATATTGCGGAGATTTTCCGATTTTGAGAACTATTTCAGCCATAAAAATACCCTTTTAATAAATATTCTTTATATTGTATTATGTACCTTTATAAAATTTTTCCAAAAAAAAACCCCCACAATATAGCAGGGGTTTGTATAGTATAATTACTTTAGAGTGAAAGTGCTATGCATCTTCGGTTATCAAGAATACCGAAACCACCTTCCCACCATCCATAATAACCAGCTCTTTGCAGTCTATGAAGAGTAGGATCTTCAAATAATACAACGTCCTGTTTGACCGGCATAACAAAAGAGTCGTCTTTACTCTTATCAACACCGACCATTAATTCAACGTCACCACTAGCTAAACTACCACCAAGAGTATTAGTAAAATAAAGTTGGTATTCTTGGTTTTCGCCAAACTCATCAATATCATGCAAATTAACATTAAAGACTCTATTTAAACTACCGTCAGCAGCAGTAAAAATCTCTCGGCGAGTCATTTCATCAATTTGATCAACGCCCCAGTCTCTGATATCTTCCATAGCTTCTGGGCTCAAATAAAGATCAGAAAGTGCCCCTTTGTTTACAGAAGTACTATTACCACCACCTTGGCGTCTCATAGTAGTTTTACCAAGACTCACAACCCTCTTAGTAAATTGACCAGCAGCAGCAGCATTATCATAAACTATAATATTACGATCTACAACTGCATTAAGAAGAGTATGCCATCCATCGTCATTTTTCTTTTTAACAAAACTTGCCTCTAAAACCTGCATAGAACGGCCTACAATATCCCATCTTGCTTCCCTTGCATATCTAAGAAGCCAATCAATAGACGAACCAATTCCATAGGTAGGAATCATGATATAATCGCCTTCAATATGCTGCTCAGGTATACGACCATGCTGCGGAATAGAATAGGCAACATAATCTCTCTCAGTACCAGGGGCAATTGGATCAAGCGGCCATTCTGGAGGAGCACCTGGACCAAGTGGAGTTTCGGTAAAGATTTCACTAACAATATCACCCGAAAGAACTCCCTCGCGAAGAGGTGTCTGAAGTGCTACAGCTAGTTGTGCAGCCGCTAGTTCTGCCTCATCTTTATTAGCAGAAGTAGTTCGTACTAAAAGCTCATTCATTTCTGGAGTAGGTTGAAACTTCTTAATCATTTTTATCATCTCCTAGTTAAAATTTATTTACTGTTATCATCAAATTATTATACTGGTAAATTAACCCATATTTTATAATATCCATCAGCATCAGCAGTACCCTCAAATCGACCAATAGATTTTGGATAAGTTTGATCTACAACAATTGCGTCACAAAGTAAACCGCTTTGATGAACAAATATCGGATCACCAGCAGATGGAGTACATTGTGGGTTAATCGAATTGGTAAGTACCCAACCCTGTTTCAGAATTGTGATTTTACTACCCTTTTGGACTTCGTCTTTGTGTTCATTAATATGTTGTCTTGTTAAATCAAGATCAACAACATCATTAAGCAAAATGCCAAGAGGCATATAACCAGAAGAAGTTGTAAGATAACGAGCTTCATTAGCCGACTGATCAAGAGCAGCACCGGAACCAGCAGTATACTGACCAACACAACCACCTCTTGTACCAGTTGCATTCATCACATAAGAAATATCAGTTATTGCTTCATATCTATTAGACTTTAAACCCATTGATTTAATCTCCCTTTAATAATTTATCAAAAATTACTTTTCAGTACTAGATTTGCCACCACGAATATATTTAGACACATCTAAAGCAAGTGCCTGCATCTTATTTGTATGTTCTTCGTTTTCGTCATCGGAAGCTGAAGATAAATCAGCATCATTACTCTCTTCTTCAAGATTATCTAGACTGCCCTCAGCAATTCCTTCACTACCTTCTTCATCATTCTCGTTAGATTTTGGAATCGTAGAATCTTCTGAAACAGATTCGTTAGATTTATCAACAATTCTTTTATACATTGCGACAATTTCTACAAACTTTTCATCATCGAGACTAATAAATTTAGCCACAACATTCTCAGACTCTGATTTATCTACACCCTCATCAATGAGCATAGAAACACGATTTACCTTTTTAGCTTCCACTTCCATAGAATCTAGACTAGCAACCATTTGCCCAAACTTAGTTTTCATATCACTTAATGACTGCTCAATTTCTTTACGAGACTTTTCAGAATCATTATAAGAAGCTGTCATTTCATCTAATTTTACTTTTATATTATCAACTTCAGTGCCTTTTACGGCAATTTCTGTATCTTTAGCTTCTAATTTAGAACAAACAACCTGTTCGTCCATATCACGCAACCTTTTTTGAGCATTTGCAAGATCTTTCTCTAAGTCACTAATTTTTTCCTTATATTCATTTGAACGATCAATATTATCAGACATAAAAGAATCTCCCTCTGTATAAGTATTTAATACGAAATTAATTTGCTTTTTATCATCAATAAATTCACCAATGAAGGGATTAACATTACCCTTGCCAAATAAGAAAATACTATTAGGATTAGCTGGATTTTTAACCAATCCATTACCAATAAAGGCAAGATCACGAATTATTCTCCCAAGTTTAGCATTTCCATACGTGCCTTTCCCACCATAAGCTCGTAAATGTTTAGTTAAAAATGCTGTACTTTCATTTCTTTGTACAACAGTATTTTCTCCATTTTCAGACTTAAAACCATAATCAAAATTATCAAAGAGACACTCCATAGAGACATACCAAGAGCCAGCAAGAATTTCTTCTATAAGTTGTGCTCTTTCTTGTTTTAGTTCTTCATCCCTCTGATCAACAGATTTATATATAACACTTTGAGTAATTAAATTAAATTGATCCGGCAATTCGTCTTCTACAATATCGTCGGGAATTAATTCATCATCAAAAGTATATCCAAAAGAATCTATAACATGACCAATAATTTGGCGTGGTTTATGGTGTAAATTAAATGGTTTATTTGATACGGTTTTACGAGCAGCCCAAGTTTCATGTTTATCAAAAATATCATCGTTTTTATTCCAACCTAGAGTAACATAAATATTTTTGGCTGGAAAAAGATCATTCACGGTAATATTTGCTTTATCAAAATTTAAACTTAATTGAGTAACATTATCGGTACTAGGAGTTAAAAGCGAATTAGCTACGACAACATTATAATTACTAATAGCCAATTCAAGATTGTCTTTTTTTTCACATTTGTAAATTTTCATAATTTATATTTACCAAAAAAAATAATTATCTACTCGATTATATTATACACTTTTTTTATTTTTTTATTATTTTTCTAACACGCCAAAATATTTGGCAATATCTAATGCAACATTATTTGTGTTTATTTTGCCTACGAAACTAGGCAAATTATTATCATAAACACAGTTACCACAAGCACTTATGTCATTATACTGACTGTGACTAGACGAATAATAACTAACTTTTTTAATTATTCCGTTCTCATCTTTATTAGCTACTTCTACCACAAGTTCTAAATGTTTATCTTTGGAATTATCAAAAGAATATTGATAACAACTTACGCCGTTGACATCAGATACTTTTTTACCATCAATTTCCACAATAAAATTTTTTTTATCCGTATCTATATTTATCACTACAATAGCCATATTATATTTTCTCCCATTTAACAATTATATAACGCATAAGCATATACTTGAAGCATTCTTAATTCATCCGTAGTTGGCTCTTCCCCCTTTTTATTTATCGTGTGTTTTACTAATTTATTATACACCTTTTTTATATTATCATCAATATTATATTGACCATTATCTAATGCTAACAACACATCTTCCTTAGAAATATCGTAAAAAAGAGGACAAGAACACAAAAGCCCAAATTTCATATTTTCCAAACCCTTTATTTCTCCATGCGACAAACTTCTTTGATTAGCTTTACCAAAATGCTGTAAAATAGCTGGAGTAATAATTTTAGAGATTTTATTTAAAGCTTCCTTAGCCCACACACAGGCAACCAAAAAGTCCTCTGACGCACCCAAAGGTTTTGGATTTCTTTGTCTCTTTTCATCATCTTTAGATCCTTGTGGACGCCCATCTGTCGATTTTTCTTTTTTATTTTTATCGTTTTGTCCAGAATTATTTGTTGTATTAGTTTTCGATTTTAATTGTTTTTCAAAAGGGGTATCCACATCATTAATATAAGGATATTCATCGTTTGGCAAATCAAGAGTAAGATAGCCTCTTGGTAATGAAGATTTGATATATTCATGTATTTTTTCAGGAGCGTGCCATGGACCAGCCTTATCATTCATAACGCCCCTCTTTCTAGCCTTCATTTCTCTCTTTATTTTTAATTGCTCAATCTCTGGATCTTCATTAAATCTTTCCGCAAGAGTATCAATACTAATAATATCCCTATCAGCAAGTTGAATAAAGAGTTTTTTCATAGATGCTTCATCACTCAAAATTTGATTATCAAACTCAATACGAGCACCTCTTTGAAAATCCATAGCTTGACGTACCAACTCTATTTCTTCTTCCCAAAAAGAAGTAACAACCATCCTACCATATTCTAGTCTTTTAATTAAAGTTTGAAGAGAAATATAATTATTTGTAAATCCAGATGAAGTAGCAGCCCCTGTAAGAGTAGGCGGTACACCAAGTCCAGCGTAAATTCTATTCATTACCGGCGTATATTTTTCATCACCCAAAAATTCATGTACATCTGTACTAGTTTCTTCAAATGTTAATTCGGGACCCCACACAATATCAAAAGCACCACCGCCAGGATTACTAAGCAAAATATTAATTAATCTATTAACTGCTATATCAGTTGGGAAAATCCCCTTTTCTAAATCCCCCAACTTCCACAGTCTTATCTGAGAGATAATACTATCTAAAGCGGCACGATCTGCAAGTTTCATTTTTTCCAAATCTTTAAGTTCATCAAGAATAGCATAAATCATAGGATCTGCCCATACATTCCAGTCATCTCTTTTATAATGTCGAACACTAATCTTTCTAGAATCCAACGGAATTAGTCTTTGTCCATTATGAATTGCACTTAAAATATCAGCAGGAATACCACTAATTAAATCATTAAGTCCCTTAGATTTGAGAGAATTATTTATTAAACGGGCAAGTTTATTACTAACTTTAATAGCATACTCTTGTCTTCCAACAAACGGACCTAATTCCTCTCCCAATGCATCCAACATTAAAGGATTCATAAATACATACCTAATTGGTATAGTTCTGCGACCTACACGAACTTGCTGAGTAGGTTCAACATCCTGTTCTAACTTATCGGAATAAGCAGTCTTCATTTTTCTTTCTTCGTCATATTTAAGTTTTGCCAAATGTCTTTTAGCTACAAAAATACCACAACGATATAAATAATTCAGTGCTCTCTCTGTACGTTCTGCCCCATTAACTTTACGAAACCACGCCCTATAAAACCTTTGTTGTCTATTATTTGGATGAACAATTTTTATACCCTGAGTACCAAAATCAGACATTAAATCAATTACGTTTCTTACTATACCAACCTTACGATACGCTTCCATACATTGAGACATAATGTCTTTTGGTTTTGTTGGTAATCTTTCATTTGGTCTAAAATAATCATAATCACTACGACTATGTTGATCTCTAACAGAAATATTTGTCTCTATATCTTTATATCTATCACGACTACTATGAGAATATGACGACTTATTCAGCACACCATTATAACTATCCATTGCTCTAGCAAGAACATTTGAATTTTCACCAATATTATCACCAGTAATCACAACAAAACTTTGCGATTTACCTACTGCACTATCAACACTAATATCATAAGAAGATCCCTTTGGTATAGACATTTATTTATCTCCTCACAGAACCATAAGAATAATTATTTAAACCTTTAACAAAATTGTCCGGCCCAACATACATAGCACCACTATTACGTTTTTCTTTTTTAGATTGACCAACAAACCCGCCAGCAAACTGATAATCCAACATAGGTTTTTCATGCAACATTGTACGAGCTATCATATTAGCAATAACAAGAGCACTATATCTATCTTTTCTAAGTCTACCCTTTTTACCTCCAGGTTTAATAATCTCTGGAGTATCCCATCTATCTCTACCATTTATAGATTGGGTATGTTCAATAGTAGATAACTCATCTTTAAGTTCCTCTATTTCTCTCATACAATCTTCAAGATTATCATATTTTCTATCTGCCATTTTATCTTGAGCAGTAGCAGTAGCAATAGCCACAGGATCAAAATAAGGGAAAAGAATAGTCTTAGTTTCAAAATCTTTTCTAAGTCCATGATTAGCTTCTACGGTAAAATCTGGTTTTGCAAATTGTACCATATGTAAAGAATGTAATCCAGCTTCACTATCTGTTGGCTTTTTTGCTTGTTCCCACCAAAACGGATCTTCTTGTTGTCTCACAATATATGGCCAAATTGGATATTCTCCGCTCTCTATTTCATTAGAATCATGTAAAGTCTCCCCAATAACAATTCCACCACCTTGACTATCAATCCCAATATGTTCTGTAGGAAAAGTTTTCATAAGATTACGTATTTTTCTAGCACAATAAGCGTAAAAAGATCTATCAGTTCTTACCTCTTTATTTTTTCTTAACTGTTGACGATTAGCCGTCCAACAATATACAATTCTACAATGATCTTCACAAGCCTCTAAAATAACAATAGCAAAATTATCTCTCTCAGACGCTGGATCAATACCATAAACATATGTTTTTTCTATATCACCATGTATTCTCGCAGAAAAATGAACAGGTCCAGAAGGTAATTGTATTGGTTTATTAGTTACACAACTCTCAATAGTGCTTCTTTTAAAAAACCCATCACTATCAGCCAACCACACACAAGCATATTCCATCCTATAAAAAGAAATATGAATTGTGGCTTTTGCTTGAGCAATTTGAGTTTCGTCAAGAAATCCCTTTGGTAATATGGTCCATGGAATTCTAAAAACAGAATATTGTGTCCAATCAAATCCGTCTGGAACGTCCCCATGAAATAATTCTTGAAGACGACCAATATCACCCTGAGACTGAATAATTTCCTTATATCTTTTCCAGTAATCGTAAAAATGATTAAAGGCATAATCAGCAGTACCACTAATAATAATTTGGTTCCCAAAACCTATATTCTCTAATTCTTCATTTGCCTCAGTTAACATACCTAAAGATTGTAAAACTTCAATTCTATGCATATCTTTGACACGTTCGACAGGATTAGCACTCGTAGCAGCAAAACCCTTAATAACGACTTCAAAAATTTCTCTAGGAATTTTAGCAAACTCATCAGCAAGAATAACATTTGCACGTAAACCACGAATCTTATCACCCATACCAATAGGAATCGCTAAAACTTCACTATCTCCAATATAAAAATTACAACTATCTGGGTTTCTTTTTGGTCCTTGACGAATACTTCTTCCCGTCAAATTTTGTAAAATAGGAGAACTTTTCCATATTTGCTCCATATAATCAAAAACAATTTTCGATTGACGAAATCCACTACCAGTAATAATAATTTTACTTCCTTGATCAAACACGGCCTTTAAAATGGCATATAATCCAAGAGACCAACTTTTACTTGCTCCACGCGACATAATAAGCATAGGAAATTTTCTTCTCCATAATTCATTTTGAATACATAACTGAAATGGATGTAAATCTAAATTGAACAATAATTTACATGTAAGAGCAAAGTTTTCTGGCCTTTTTAACATCATAAGTAATTCTTTAACAAAATCTTCTGGCTCAGTAAAAAGATCTTGTGGTCTAGCATCAAGAAGCATATTCTTAGCATCGTCAATATCAAAATTATCAGGAAGATTCATCATTTTGTTTTCGACCATCATACTTACTTGAGTATCAGGCACAAATAGATCAATCTTTTGTTGTGAATTTTGTAAATCTACCTTATTTCTTCTCATACTGTACAATTCTTTTAAATAGAGAGCGTGTTATTTCTTTACCGTATTTCCCACAAAACATAATTTTTATATTAGGATATTGAATCATAATTTCAGATATTCTACGCACAATATATTTTCCGTTAATTTTTACATACTTTAACTTATACCGAGGAATACGAGCACTGACAGGATAATGCACTAGAGTACTAGCATCAAATTCAAGAAGAATAAAGGAATGTTTAATATGGGCCATTCTCTCTATTTCCCGATCAAATCTTTTTTCTATAACATTGTGAGCAAATTCACTAATGCTACCTTTTCTTTCTATTGTAAAAATATCTTCATATCCCTCAAGAGAATAATCTCCAGTTTTTATTTTTCGAGTTATAGTTCCTTTACAATAACTGGTTTTATTAAATCTCCAACCATGCCCCATTTTTTCTTGACTATCTCTTATAACAAGAAATTTATCCATAATTAATCCCCAAATCTATTTTTTGCCCTAATTTATATCGGATTTCATTCTCCACCATACTTTTCACAAGATCTTTAAATGTAAAAAGGGGAGACCATTTTAATTTATTTTTTACTTTAGAATAATCACCGCATAAATAGTTTACTTCACATGGCCTATAAAATCTTGGATCTATCCGCACAAATTTCATAATATAGTCTTTGTCTTTAGATAGACCAATCACAGAAAAAGATTCTTGTAAAAATTCCATTACAGAATGTGTTTCCCCAGTAGCCAAAACAAAATCGTCTAATTTATCATTTTCAAGTATTAAAATCATACCTTTACAAAAATCTACAGCATGTCCCCAATCTCTACAAGCATTTAAATTACCCAATGGAAGTTTATCTGAATTATGTAACCCATAAGGAATATATTCACAATGCTTACTCCATTCATTAATTTTACGAGCTTTCTTTTTTCTATTTAGTTTGAGTTTTCCATTTGTCCATTTGATATATAAGTCTGCAATAAATTTCGCTATTTTACGAGTAACAAAATGTTCGCCTCGCAATAAGGGCGAATTATGTATTCTCATCAAATTAGGCCCAATAGCAAAAAAATTACTTTCTGTTTGCAGATCGTAAAACCATCCGTCTTCACTTTCAGTATCAAAAATTTTAATAACTTCCGATAAATTCTCTTGAGCACAAACTTTATTATTATTTGCACTTCTTAATTGAATATAATAACACCGATGATCTTTATCTTTATATTCACATTTCACTTTTGGGATTTGATGTAAAACATTATTAATAATAGTTAATAACCCCAAACATAATGTGGCTGATTTTGTCGTAAATCCTTTATAATAATATCTTTCGTTTCCTTTTATTCTTCCGTCTGCCATATAATAACCATCTAAAAATGCCTTTTGAATATCATGATCGGCATTAAGTATAAACGACGGAACCCTTTTTTCTTTAGATCTTTTAGTATAAATATTACTTTTTATCCATTGTCCAAAACTAGAATGATTATGAAGATTAAGCTTCCATACATCTTTAGTACAATTCTTAAAATCACCAACTCCAGTATTAATTAATGAATAACCATAACCGTAAATAGAAATTATTGATTCTACCTCTTTTAATAATAAATTTTTATCACAACCAGTCAATGTAATTTTCCCATTTTCATCAATATTACCATCTCTACAAACAAAACCCATAAAATGCGACAATATTTTATCACAATAGTCGCTTTTTTGACATAATAAAGGATATTGACTATCAAATACCTCATCACCAACTTTAACATTTTGGCATTTAGTTTCTATATCATCTTTCATACAAACTATATGATTATGTGTTGTTTCGCATACACAAGATCTTGTTTGTATTAGTCTCATTTTTTTAGACATATCTCTATAGCAAGTACCAGCAAGAATATTTGTCCACTGTACACCATCCCAAATCTGCATATCTTGTTTATACTTTGGTAATATTGTTTTATAAGTATATCTACCGTCACCACTATAGAACATATCTTCTATTGGTAATATATCTATAAAATTATTTTTTATATTTTTGATTAATACAGGAAAATGTTTAGGAATTGACTCATGGTTAAAACTTATACTTGAACAACATGGAATATTATAAGCTTCACGATAAGATTTTATCAAATGATAGGAAGCTAATTTTGATATAGCATACGGAGAATTTGGTGCGAATGGAGTATTCTCATCTTGAAATTTTATTAATTTCCCCCCATTCTTTTTTTGAGAAGAAAAGTTATTACCATACATCTCACTACTTGAAGCTTGTAACAATTTAGCTGTAAGACGCATATCTTTATGAATTTCTAAAAGATTCAGAACACCACTAGCATTAACGTTCCAAGTAAGAGAAGGTTGAGAAAAACTTACTTTTACGTGAGATTGTGCAGACATATTATATATATAATCTATTTTACCGCATTTCTTTAAAATACCACCAAATACATTGCGTATAGAAGATGTATCCGTTACATCGCCAACCATTAATTGAAAATTAGGTTCTATATCATTATAATCTTCACACGGTAAATATAAATTAAGAAGACGCAATCTTTGAGTATTATCAGTACTACTTCGTCGTGTTACACCAATAACTATATCATTTCTGTCAATTAAGAGACGAGAAAGTATTGATCCGTCTTGTCCGGTACAACCAAATACAACGCTGACATTTCTTCCTTTAGTCATCGCCAATCTTCCTATTTTTCTTTATTTTTGTAGAATTTTTAAACAATACATTTTTATAATTTTTGGTTTGCGGACTTGGATTCCATTGAGTACCAATGCCACCAATACTCATATATACACCATCTTTACTAACAACCCCGCCCTTTACGCTATTTTTTTGTTTCTTGTTCTTCTTCATTTCTTGGCAATTTCTCATTTACATTCCCCGCAGTAGTAGTATTATCTGGAGATATTAAAGGTTGATCCCAATGGCCATCCTCATACTCCATGCTCTCTTTCCATTGTTCTCTTATCTGATCAGATGACAATCTCATTTTTTGCATATATTTTCCAAATTTTCTTCTCATCTCCGGTCTATCTAATTCTTTAATCATTTCCCAAATATTTTTACCAGACATTTCCGCTTGTTTAAGACGCTGACTACGTGTAGCTTTAAGTTGTTCTAATTTCTCGTCTTTCTTCTTTTGGTATTCTAGATGTTCTTTAGTCAGAGAACCAACCATTGCTTGCAAATTAGATCTCTGCATTTCAAGATTACTTATCAACATACTATCCATTTTATCTTCACCCTTTTTTAATTCAGCATTAATTTTTCTTTGAATCAATTCTATTGCAGAAAGGTTTTTCTTCTTCTGTTCTGCTGCACGCTGAGCCATAATTTCATGAAGAATTAAGTCTTTCATCATAATTTCGTCTGTATGGAGTACTCCTTGAGAAGCAAACTGCCCATGTAACTTAACCCACTCCTGTTCAAAAAGTTCTAATTCATATTGGAAAAGCAGCTTTTTTATAGGCCCCCAAAGATAAGATCCTTTTAAACGATACAAAACCTCTTTGTCTTCGGTAGTAAACCTATTTTTTTCTTCAAGTTCCGCTCTTTTTTCACCTATTGCTTCTGGGGTTTTTTTGAATAATAGAGATAAATCTTCATCACTCAGATCTGGACGATTTTGAATTTCGTCCAGCAACTTATTACTAAAACGCCCAGACTGTTTATGCTGTTTACTCAATGATTTCTTTTTAGTCATTTTGGCCATCATTTTCCATAAGACCTTTTTCCTTTAATATTTTTTTAATAAAAGAAATCAGTTTTTGTTTTCTATTATTAGAAAGACGAGCACCCTGTAAAAACCTACAATAATCTTCTCTCATAGCAGACGACATATTTGCATTTATTGTATTCAAAATTTCTTGATTACACATATGTTCTAAAGCGTCTGAATTTACTACTACATCTAAATTATTATCACTCTGAGAAAACCCGTCACACATTAATATACTTTTAGATTTACTCACCGCCAACCATTTGGTATATTCTTGACAATATGTTTTATTTTCAAATTCCCTACATTTATCAGTACAACCTAAATTATCAGCATCATAAAAACCGCAAGAAAGACACGGATTGCTCTGTGTAAAACATTGATTCCGACGAAGATTAATAAAGCGATTTCTTACATGCGTATAAAGAAAAGTCCTCAGAGATGTCTCTTTTTTGGGATTATATTTCTTGAGACCCCCTAAAGCAAAAACGCACCCTTCCTGTTTTATATCGTCCTGAGTATAATAACCAAATTTAAAATGACGAGATAATTTTGTCGCAACATATTCAATATCTGAAAGAACACGATCCTCGGTATATCCCTTTGGTATTTTCATTTTCCTTATTCCTCTATATTTAAAATATAATCTAAAAAACTCCAAAGAGAACAAAGACTCCTCACATTCTACCCAGACAAATTCGCCATTGTATATTTTAGATGATAAACTATTTTTGCCATTTTCCCACAACGGAGATAACAAATAATCCGATCTCTCTTTTTATATTCACTCTCGTTTTTATAAAAGGAAGGAACCATTTCAGACTACTCTCTCAACTCAGTGGTCGTCTCAGTGGTCATCGATAAAGAAAATATAGCAAACTCCGAAATAGCAGCCTGTGCAAGCTCAGGAGAAGGATCTGCAATGTTCAATTCTTCCCCTATTTTTTTCTGGAGATTCGCACCAGCCATAGCATAAGACGGGAAAACTGTCTCTAGGGATGTTTCTTTTGGTGAAAAACTCATAACTATTTTCTTCTCCATTTTAAAGAGTGGACATTCGCAGTATAAAAGACAGAAAAAGTGTATAATAAAAAAGAAAGAGGGTGTGAGGGAATAGGATTGTAATGAGATTATGTTTCCTTCTAATTATATTATACACTAAATTTTTTTTGTCAATGGAGAAATAGGGAAAAATTAGAAAAAAGAGGGGGAATTTAAAAATGACAATAAACTTGGCAACAAAAGAGGCGGCAAATATGGGAGGTGGAGAAAGAGAGTTAACTCCGAGTGGAGAATGGCTGAGAAGTGATGTGACTTTGCTGAGGGAAGGTTTAAATAATATTAAAGGGAGAGTTTGGGCTTTGCTCTACGTTGAAAGTGGGGATACTGTAAATACTGAAAGTGGTGGGAATGTGGGGAAAATTGGAAAGGGTGGGTTAGATGGGATGGGTACAGAGAGCGTAAGGGAGTTGTTGGGGGAGATTTATGATGAATGCAACAGAATATTGTGGGGAGAAGAAGAAGAGAGCGGAGAGAGAAAATTATATAAAAGCTTTAATTTAGATACTGCGGAGATGGTGAGCAATGAATAAACAGTGGACACTAGGGGAAGAACAGTTTATCAGGGAAAATTCAGGAAAAATGACAGATAGGGAAATGTTGGAGAAAATAAGAATAATAAATCCGAAGCATGTGATTAATTTGGCGGCTTTGAGAAAAAAGAGACAGAGACTTTTCATTCACAAGTAAGAAAACACGGGGTCCAATGGAATTCGATAGAGCCCAGTGGGATTCAATGAAATTTAATGGGATTCAGTAGATTCGGTTTGGGGATAGATATTTTTAGTATTTTTGGAAGGGCGGACATTTCGTGGTGAGAGGGTGGACATTTCATAGTTGGGGGGTGGACATTTAAGAAAGTAGAAGTGTATGTTTTCGTATAAGGCCGCTGCCACCTCGCACGGGGGGATATCGA